GCATCAGACTTTGCAGCAAATAAAACTATTTCGCTTCCTAAAGCCCTTGGACGTGCGTTAGCTTGTTACGGATCTGGCTCTGGACTAACTAATCGCGCAATGGCAAAAATTATCGGTGAAGAATCTCACACTCAAACCGTTGGAGAAATGGCTGCACACCAGCACACGATGCCTAGGACGAGCCCGTGTACGGGGGCTTCGCAGTCGAACGCATCCGGTTTTCTCCATGGGAGTGGCTGCGGTTCATCAACAGGTAACACCGATTCTTCTGGTTCTAATACACCTCACAACGTCATGCAGCCAACAGTATTTCTTAACATAATGATTAAATTGTAGTAGGGAGCACGTATGATTTTTCAACATCATCCCGACGGAATAATCAGCATAGGAAATTTTATGTATCCGCTCAATGAATTTCTTATTGATGAACCCAATTACACTCTCAGATCTGATTGTATTGGTCGCATTTATGAGCAAAACGTGCGACACTGTTCCTTCACTAAGGATACAGCGCACGGAGAACCGTTTCCGTGGGCTGAAGGAGACATGTATCTATCAAAAGTAGATGTGTATCGAGCCGCATATGAATTGCGTCATCCTAAACCTTCTCCACCGACTCCTGTTGATCACTCTGATCTTGATAATCTTGAGAGAACTGTTAGAGTTCTCGCTTCATGTGTTGCGCACATCGGAAATCTGACAGAGGATCAAATGAAAATTTTATTTAAACAAAAATGGGATGAATAATTTTCAATTACGCTCGAATCCAATAGCGTGTATAGTTCTCAGCCGTTTCGGTATTAATCCATTCAACCTGCGCGAGTTGACAGAATTGCGCGAAGTCTTTTGTAAACGTCGGATCATCAGCAAGAATCTCTAGCATCTCACCCGTCTGCATTCTATTCAGTTCTAAGCGCACCTGCAAAATAGGCATTGGGCATAGCAATCCCCGACAATCGACAATTCTATTTTGATTCTCTGTGCCAGGCATGATGGGACTATTCTTACATCAAATAAAGAACCTGTTCGGTGAGCAACTGATCTTTAGACGAAGATTCAGTCATGTTTCTTTGTTCCTTGATAAGTTCATCAAGTTCTGAGTGCAAACTGCGATACTTTTTCCACGTCATTTCAATATCGCGATGAAGTTGAATGATCCGATGATTGATTAGTTCAGATGTTGTCATGTTAAAGATACCTTTCATATGATTCACCATAAAATTTATTTTATTGATTCATTAAATTCATCTAACTCTTGTTCCCAAAATGGAACTGTATCTTGTTCGAGATCTGTTTCAAGATCATATTCGTCGTATTCGTGATCGTATTTATTGTGCTGATTCGCGAAGTATATAGATTTTTTAGAACACATCGGTTCAGCGTTTTCTTTAAATTTCTGAAATTTCTGACGAATATTCATTGGCTCTAGTGGACGACTACCGTGCATGAGAATGATCCTCCTTATGTGATAACCATGGGAATTGTGAATTGAATCGCTTGAGATTTGCTGCATTTCCTGCAAGAAAATAAGGTAATTGGACTGAACCTACATTACCACCGAGACGATAATTGACTGTATATTCTCCGCTACATTCAAATGAGGGGGCGATCGTACGAAGATGTTCAAAGAACATGCGATCCATGCCCCACCCACCATACCACGCGGGTCCTGCTGCAATTGCTATTTTTCTTGGCACACAATAACACGAAGTATCAATATGACGATAGGGATAGTGCGGCTCTGGGCTATACGCATTCCATTTCCCCAACGATTCGCAATTATCTTGACACAACCATTCACCCGCTGTGGATATGATATTTCGAAGACTGTAGACCCAGGTAGCACGTGTGTGTTGAAGTGTTTGGAGAAGCGATTCACAGTGCGTTGGAAGAATCGTGTTATCTTCATCAAGATAGCAAACAAGATCCGTATTCATCAGAGTCGGCACAGACGCATAGACACGATGCCCGTAAAAGCCTTTGCCAACATTTTCTTGTAACTCAATGACCCGTAAATGGGCACCAGAGACTGTCCGGCGCAGCAGCGCATGCACCGCCTCTCGATGCTCTTCACCATCAACCACAATATAGTGACGCACAGAAATGGTTTGAGTAGCAACAGAGTTGAGACAGTCTAGAAGTTCTGGTTTACCAATTGCAGGAGTGAGAACACCAATTGTAAAATGCGTATTCATGATTTTAATAATACTTTATTTCACAACACAAATTATGAAAATTAGTTGAGAGTACCAGACATGTGGTGACACAAGATGTGATATGCGTTCACTCTGAATGAGTAACGTATGATTCTCTTCCAACAACTCTTGACGGGTCTCATATTATATATCGGATTCTGCTACAACCAGACGTAATGGATATATGAGAGAAAGGCTCTCGTCCGATGTCTGTGTGCATTCCCCGATCACTAGTATTTAGTATTCTTTGAGAGTGGACTTATTAAGCCACAATTCAGTATACCGCAATGTTTCACGCAGGGCATTCAATTTCTTGTGTAAAGCCACATAATCTTCAGCGCGAACATAACAATTCACTCCGCTCTCCTCATAGGCAGACCACTCAGTGTCTGCGATTAGATACTTATTATCCAAACAGAAATAGCGAGTTATCATTATTCAACTTCTAAATGAACGCCAAAAATCATCCATTTCTGGCGGTGGAGATTGGGTGGGGTTTTTGAGAATTGGATTGATCGTTTGGCGTGTTCCTGTCGTACTGTCAATCTTTTGATACAGATCGCGCAACGCCAGTCGCACGATAGCCCCCATTGAGATGCCATAGTTTTCCGATAATTGCAATAATCGCTGATACTCTTTGAGCTCCATTAGCACATCAAACTTCTTAACTAATTTTGCCTTCTGCGTCATTAGACAGTTTTCTTGCTTTTCTTTGCCTTGGGTGCAGCAGCGGTCTTTGCTGCCGTGTGTGTTGCTCCTGGTTCAAAGGGAAGATCAGGAAATGCCTCTTTTGCGAGTTGCGCGGTTAACCCTGGAACATGAAGACTGAGAGTCTTTTCTAGCAGCGCGCAGAACAAAGACGCCTCTCCCGCATGTAAGTAGGATAGAATTTGTGTCAGAATCGTTTGTTCTTTTTTGGGCGGCAGTTTCGCTATGCGCCGTGGGTGCCCCTCAATAAACAAATACATCTTCGCGAGTTCTTGATGAAGATAGGTATCGTTTAATCCTGCTGGAAGGGGTGAGGGTGTATACTTGGGAATCTTGGTAATATCAAACTTGACCGCTGGATTGAACGCAGCATTGAGGAATTCTGGAAGACGCGACCCACCGCGAGAGAGTGCGAATTTCTGTAAAACCTTAATTTTCTCTTCTTTGCTGGCTGCACTTATAAAGGTTTCAAACAATTCATGGTACAACATATAGCCCATAACAGATCCTCCTGTATAATAGTGAATTCACCACACCTACTGATATTTAGTTAGGTTATTTACGAGTGTGGGACGAAATCTATTAGAATTCATGGATACACTCGACGAGACGGGCACACTTGTGGCTAATAAGATAAGAGAGAAACTCCTGCTTGGTCGCCGAAGTGGCGCGATCATAGGCCTCATGAATTTGAGTGACGATGCTATCAGGAATTTGAGTGAAGTCAATAAGTTGTTCGTTTCGCTTATAGTTGCGAAGAATCTCTGTGGGAAGTTCATTGAGTGACATTTCCATCATCTCTGTCAATCGTTTCTGTGTCAGCGGTTTTTGACGAATACCAGTCACAAAGGTATCGTCAGCAGACAAGACATTCGGAATGCCATCGCCTTTGTCACCTGTAAAGATCAGTTGCTTAAGATAAGAATGTGGGTGCATGGTCCCAATCATAGTTTTCTTGGCAGGTGAATATTGTAAGACGCGAGGACCATATCCGTGCAGTTGAATAAAATCTTTATCTGAGGATACAATCAAAATCGGCTGATGGGGTGCGTACTTCATCGTTAGCACCCCGATAATGTCATCGGCTTCAGCACCGTCCAAGCGTAATGTTTTATAGGGAAGTGAGACTGGAAATTCAGTCTTGAGTGGCTCTAATAATTCAAACACTTTCGTCCAATCTTGACCAGAGGATTCGCGCTGTTCTTTGCGCTTATGCTTATATGGCGTAAACACCGTTCGTCGCCAATATTGACGACCATCCATCGCGATAATCACTTCAGGACCAAAGGTGCCTTTGTGACGAGAGGTCACGGTGCGCATACTATTCAAAACAAGATGGCGTAGAAGATCGGTGCTGGGTTGATCTTTTGTTGTCGTGAGATGTTCCAGCGCGGAGGCAAACGCAATTCCACTGTAGTCAAAAATAATCATGAAGGTGACGTCCTTTTTTTGGGGGGCGGTGACTTGAATGGTGCAATTTCTTTGCGTTCTTCCCGTTCAATACGAGACTGCAAAACTAAAAATGCGTGATTTGGCACATTTTGTCCTTTAGCACAAATATCAGACAGAATGGTAAGAGCTTCGCTGGCTTGACAGTAGTAATAGGAATTCTCATAGGCATCATGAATGTTGTACCCATAATCCGTAGCATACACATAAACATCCGAATGTTTCGACCAACGACAAAGTGGCACAATTAATTCTCACACGAATAGGTATCGGTTTGTATTTTCATATCAGTTGGCCATTGTGGCTTGACAAACGAGGCGTCTACCATAAGCAATTGATTGGTGGGTTGTATCGTGTATCGACCATTGTCTAATGCGATAAACGAAAACTCTTTGGCTTGTTCTGGTCGCGCTGACCATGCGTCTAACATCGGAGCTACTGTAAACAAATAGCGCCCCTTGTACTCATTCGTCTTTGTGCGTACCTGACACACAACATCTTTGAGAAACGAATAGGTGAGGGTGGAAAAGGCATACCCATAACAATCCCATGTTTGAGCATCTTGAGGTGCCCATTTGTTGTCGGGATTTTCTTTCCAGGACAATGCATGAATCGGAACGTTTCGATAGACCGCACCATTTTTAAACAAGACATTACATCCCCATACACGACCTGGATATGAGACAATTCCAAACCAAATACAGGGAACAAATCCTTCAGCTGTTTTGTGTGTGATGGTCGAATCTACAAAAGTATACTGATGTTGTGGAAGATCACCGATGAGTGTATATAACATAATTTATTTGTGACACCGAACGATAATAGTTTCTTTGTTCAAACGATTCTTATATCGTGCGGATTTCGTGGTTAAAGACTCCATCAACTTCTTGGTAATAGTCTTACCACCATTTATCACTTCGTGTAGTGTGTCCTTGGGTTTTCGTAATTTTTTCGTGATACATAATGAGGTGTTGGTGTTCTTTACTGTTGTGCCCTTAAACGATAATCCAGACGCATCATCCGCAACATGGAGTGTTAACGTGCGAGTCTTGGTGTGATATGTCCATGCATGTAGAGAACCTACCATCTCTCTTGGTTCCAAAGAAATTAATCCGAGTTCCTCATACTTAGGTTGATAGTGCACTCGTTTAGCGATTTGTTCTGGTAATTGTTTCTTTCTTTTACGAGGAGAACGAATCGCTATGGACTCCTTTACGATCAACAAACCATCATTGATAATTTGATCGCAATAGTTCGCCAACTTATTGAGTTGAGATTTGGTGAAATTGGAATAAGCATCACGCAAATCGGCATCTGTTCCGCTATGAGCTAATTGATATTCATCTCGAATGCGTTTGAACCAAACAATAATCTGTTGCGCTTGTGGACCCTTGATTTGATGGTTGCGCATGACAACAAGTGGGGAAGGCATCGTTTTGAAGTTTGATAGAATCACTTCATCCACACAACCTTCTAATTCACCCAAACACTTGGAGACTTGTTGTTTCATTCGTTCTTGAATACTCAGCGTAGGTTTTTCTATCTTCTTTTCAGTATTCGTCGGACGATCATTATAGAAGTCTATTGGTTTAATGAACGTGCGAAACGATTCGACATTATTCATGAGCCAGCGAATCGTGGATTCAGACAGTTTGGCCCCGCGCATTTGAATGCGACAGAGATACCCAATATTTGGGTGCGATGAAATAAACGCAGATACTTTCTCAGGTATATACTCAATTTTCTGTGTTTTCAAATATTCCGAAAAATACTTAACGGACATGTCCGACTTGTAGTTACTGGAATACCAATTCATCAACGTAATAAACTGAGTGTTGGTCAACTCCTCAGTGGTTGAGGGAATCGACGGTTCAGCAGATTTATAGGATAAACGACTCATTCCATGTCCCCCTCAAAGGTGTTTGATTCGCGTATCTGCCGAATGCGTGTCTTGGGATAATGATAAGTGTGAATCACCTTCTTCTTATCATCTAACCAAGACACGCTCACCATATCATTTATTACTGCGACATTTTCTACATGAGTGAGTGTCACCGGCTCTGCGTCATCAGCAAACTCAATCCACACTGTATGTTTTTTCCATGTTAGCATAATGTGCTCCATCATTCATAATCCCGAATTGTAATTCCTACAGGAAAAATTGGAATACCATCATCACTCAAAACTTGATATTTCACCGTGAGTTTTTTCTTGAGATACCGCTGCCGATGTTTCCACTGTTCTTGCCGTTCCTCATCAGTCCCTCGACACCGCACATCAAACTCTTTACCTTTTGTAGTAATACATCGAAAAGTCGCCTTTCCTTCGTCTTTACCGATGCCTTCTTTGGCACCGATAATAGTGAATTCTTCGTCAACAAAATCCTTGTATTTCAGCAATGATGGCGACCGATATTGAAATTTGTAGGCTTCAGGTCCACCCGAACGAATGATAGTTCCTTCATACCCCATCATCACAAAGTCAGCATGCGCTTTCATCACCTCTGCTTCGTTTTGTGCGGGTCGCGTTCTCACTTTCACAATACTTCCATAATTTATTAGAGAAGCGACCCGCTGATTGAATGGTGCATTCATACAACAATCGTAATTCCAGAACTTCACATACCGACGAAGAGTGTCAGCATTTTCATTTTTCTTCTTATCATTCTTGATTAATGAGACAAGCTGCTGAAACGTCAAATCTTGATGGCAATATAATTCCCCATCCAATATATCGCCATTCTTCATGACCGCGAGTGCATCTTGTTTGATATGATCTAGTGTAGTAAACTGTTTTCCACCACGCGAATAAAACAGAATCTCATTGTCCTTACGTTCTATTAGACACCGAATACCATTCAGCTTCGGCTGTACATAGACGGGCCAAACTAAATCATGCTTACGATCTTCATATTTTAGTGCCAACATTGGCAATCGAGTTGTTAGTCCCTGAGAAACTTGTCGATGACTGGGCACATTGGTCTGATATCCTTTATCTTGTTTTTTCTTCCAGAAAGATTCTGCTTCTTGACAGGCTTGGGTGTAGGCGGTTGTTTCGTTTGCGCGTCCGATGTTTTTTCCACTTTTGATTTTACGGATCGTTTGCTGCTGTTTACCATGTTGTTCTCCATAAGTGATAACAATATGAGCACCATGTGACAATTCTTCTGCCACAATAGACCAAACTTTAATTTTTCCATGAGTTGCCCGACCATACAGCATCGGATAGGTCTTTGTTTTCATCATTTCTCCTTATTTCACGTGGTTCGTTTGGGGTTCAATTCTTTAATCCACTTATTGGTCATAAATTCATACCCCTGCTTGTTTGCACAGGCGACAGTAAAGACTCGCTGTTTAGCTGTCTTTTCGCCACATTCAAGACAATACCGATACCCCAACGACCAACGTTTGGGATGAATATCACCTAACTGACATTTTATACAGTAATACTTCACGCAACCTCCTTTCATTATAGTATTCTACTATACCAAAAGAAGAAAATCAACTATTTTTGGTTGAAAATATCTAATAATGACAAGGGGTTAGAAGAAATTCAAAAATAATATGATCAAACCTGAGTTGCAACCGCTACTGGTGCAGCTGGTTTGGGAAGATATTCTCTATAGCCGTAGCGTTCAGTAAGATACTGTTTGGCTTCTTCGCTGACATATTCCGTGAATTGATACCGGTCATTCTCGACCGTCTTGGCGTCTTCCATGACCTTGTCGGTTGGAATCGCGTACTCGATGTTGCAGGACGTGTAAGCTTGGATGTAGGTCGACCCAACTTCGCGAGCGATTAAGATTGCTTTTTTGACTACACTCTCCACTCGACGTGGATTATTGGGTACTACCGTGGCGACATAGGCACACCCCGACAATTTAGCAAGTCCGATCATGTCCATTTTCTCAAATTTCTTGCCGAGCGGGGCCATCTTCAGCACGGCCCCTCGATTGGTCATACCGCTCTCCTGACCTCCGGTATTGCCGTAGACTTCGTTGTCCAGCATGATCGTGGTAAACCGCTCCTTGCGGAACCAGGAATGGAGCACCTGCTGGAAGCCGATGTCCGCCGTGCCACCGTCGCCCGCCATCACGACCACATCCTTTGGCTTGTCGCCGAATCGAAGACGCAGACCACGGGACAACCCGCTCGCTACACCGTTTTGATCGCCATAGTTGCCGTATACGAACGGAATCGCCGCCTGAGAAATAGCCAGACGTCCGCAACCGGCGGTGCCGACGGTGATGGTGTCTTCGGGATTGGGGAACGCGATCATGGCGAGACGAATGAAGAGAGTCATAGCACAGCCAGCGCACATCGGGTGCTCTTCTAACACTTCCTTAAAATGACCCGTCTGTGATACACTGACCTTCTTGCCAAATGGACCGCGATCAACCAAGTCGCGGTATTCCTTGGGCATGAATCGATCAAATCCTGGACTAAACTTAACGTAATCGAGACTCATATCATCCTATTTAGTTAGAAATAATGTCCGCCGTCGTTTTTTGGTTTGTCAATCAACGTCGCAGTTCGAGTCAAATCCCAGAGGTCTACTTGACCAAGTGGTGTAAACACATTACATGTTTCAATATCAGGTGGAACAAAAGAATTAATTTTTCGGCAAAAAACTTGTGTTTTATTGGATGATTTAAGGGTATAGATCATGCTGTGTTGACAATATCCGCAGCGACTTTCTGGACGATTTTTCATTACAATCTGAGAATTGGATTGTCTGTGACCGTCCTCTACAACACCAGAGACACCACTAATAGTATCATAAATGACGGTGGTGAGTTCTTGATCGCGCAGCATAAACACCCCATTGTTAATGGTAGAGTCGCCCAGCACTTATGCTGGGCGACCCCTAGTTAGCTCGTTCACAGCGAAGTTGTGAACGAATTTACGTGTCTACCTAAGAATTAGGCAGAACGGAGGCGGGAGTAAAACCGATTGCTCCGACGACTTCTCGTCGGGGTACCGAGACGGTACACCGCAATCTTGTCACCCTTACCATTTCGAACGATGTTGGTATAGATCGAATGTCCATCCTCACGGAGTTCTGCGATTCTTGCAGAGACATTTTCCACACCAAAAAGATTTCGACCTTGCTTGACGCTGAAGGTATTATATCCCTTCGTCTTGCGCAAGTAAGCCAACATCTTATCATTTACCGACATTATAGCATTAGCCATAACTAACCTCACTAATTATATTTGAGTTGCACTTAGAGGGACAACTCTTGCCTCATACTTATTGTATAGTATATAATATTTCAATTATTAATGTCAACTTTTTTAGCCTTTTTGGATTTCTTGGATGAATTTTTCTTTTTTGATTTCTCATGAATTACAACATCATCACTGACAAAAGGATCATCCTTTTGAGAAAACTGATTTGATTCAAATTTTGGCAAATCTAATTCCAGTTGTTGGTGTTCTTCAACTGGATGTTGTTTGTGTGAAAAAATTTCTGAAATCTTTTTTAACCATTTCATTATCTGCCCTCCTATGAATAAATAAACCAACGAAATAACCCAATACCATCTACAACAAGAAACGTTCCATAAATAATGGTAAACCCTGTAGACCCTCGACTGATAGAAGTTATAATTAAACAGGAAGATCCAATCATCCATAACAGATAACACAATCCTATATTTGGTTCAGGGACGGTAGTTGCTAAAACCAATGAAGCGAAAATAGAAGCAACCATGCCGACAAATTCCAACACAAATCGCCGACTATTAATATGAAAATCATCTGAAATAAAATCAATGGACGATTCGAACACTTCACCTATACGATCTAAAACATTATACATATTAAAGCACCCTTTTAATATGATTATATAATTGCGATGGAGTTTCTAGCACATTATGTTGTTTGCGACGCCAAATTGTACGTACTGTCAGTAAAATCACAATAAGACCCAATATAATTTCATAATACATCATGGCAGAGATTCCTATTAACTCAAATAATATCATATATTATAATGAAATGGAGTAGAAAAGTCAACTATTTTGTATCTTATTAATACCATTGAGGAATAGTACGTTTCTTCCAAGATGCCAGATGCTGTTTCTTTTGTTGATAATAGGTGCGATACGCATCCACCGCGTCGAGCCGTTTACAGTCAACGGGCATGGCTTGTGCAAACGGAGTTATCCCCACATTGGGAATATGGTGAGGTGTTAAAAGTAATGCCTCAAGTAAACCGCTGGACTGACACTTATGAACTTTGTTATAACGATAGGTATATTCATGACACAACGCTGTTGTCAATGAACATAGCCATAGATAATTTTGTGACGACAAACGACACCAAATAGCACAAGGATGATGAATATAAGTGGCGTGATAGAGTTGCTGTTCGCGAGCATCGGGCAGTGCCCACCGACGAACGGTTCGACCAGATTGTGTTGTGCCTTTGTATTCGTTGCCATCTAACATACGATGCGCAGTAGACAATAATTGACAACTCTCCAGTATCATTTTGACCACATGCTTGTCATTATGATATTGCGCACACAAAACGGAATCTTGATCAAGAATGAAGATATTCATAGAATTAATTCCGTTAGAGCTGCCTCATTTCCCAACTGTCCTTTTATCACACTATTAAAGGCGAGACTAATTCGCTCACCCTCACTTTGTTTTACATCCACTAGATGAAAGAGATACGAAGGAAATACAATAAGTTCATTGGCATCAGGTTTGAACAAACATTCTTCCGAGTTATGATTATTCGAAACTGCAGGAGGAATAGAAAATAGTTTGCGCTCAGGTTGAAGAAATGTAATAGAATCTTGATTGGTGGAGAAATACATAATTCCCGATAAAAAACTGTTGGGATGATGGTGTTGAGGATGAAATTCACCTTTAGTGGCGATATTGATCCATGATTGCGTTAACACTGGTGTTAACGGATGTTTTGGCTGACACACCGAATCAATATACTCTTGTAAAGTTTCTAGACAAAAAGTGCGAATTGCACCAAATTCAGGAAGCGATAGCACATATGAATCAGCACTGCGTCTGTTACCGAGGTTGCGAATAAGTGGCAATGAACGAGCAAATTGTAATTCTGCATCAGAAATTCCTGTTGCATAATGAGAAAACATAACTGGTATAGGGAACAATTCAATTATGTGTGTCAAATTCATCATTTACCTCGCGAGGGAGGTGGAGAACACTCGTTCTCCACCCATGTCAGTTAGTGTGTGGTGGGCATAAATGGGGAATAACAGAAGCGGAGATGTTGGGAACGGAAACACTCATTAAATGCTCAATCATATTAACCTCAATGGAGCTGACGAGAGGAATCGAACCTCTAACCTGCTGCTTACAAAGCAGCAGCTCTGCCAATTGAGCTACGTCAGCATCGTTTTTCCTTGTTTTGTGTTTTAGTCCATTTTACATAAGCATGTAGCAAAAGCGTTTGCATAGAATAGGCTTCCCTTTCCCATGGCAGTCTCCAATATGAGATCTTTTTTGTATCAATAATTTCAAAGACACCTTTTTTCTTATTGTGCCATCGAGATAAATCACTGTTGTTCGCGTAATCAAATAACTCATTTTTGACAAATTGTTTCAAATGCGTCAGTTCATGAGCCAAGGTAGATGTTTGTTGTTTACGTGTTTGTAGCGATGAAAGACGAATTTTAAATTCTCGTGGAGATTGGTTGGTGTCCAACCACTCACAATCACCAAAGAATCGTCCTAATGTTGGCACAGATTCAATTGTCAAATTTACATTGCCTGTTAATCGTTTTCCGATCAATGCAGGCAACATCCACTCAACAGCTTCGCGAATTTCACGTCGTCTTTCTTTTTCAAAACCACGAATACTCAATCGTCGCAATGTTACAGGATATGTGTTCATATCAATTGCCGATTTGTGTGTATTCCGTTGTGTTGTTTTCATACGATTGTTTAAGTAATCCATCCAGTGTTACATCATACAGGGTTAATCCAGAATCATTTGTGATATTAATAATACTATCCCAACGAAACGAACGCCATTCCTGTAAATCCAAATCAAAAATTGGGCACGCAGAACTCGTCGTCATATTGTCCCGCTTTGATGAGTCGGGAGTTTTATAAAAAGGAATGCGAGTGGGATCTTGCGTTCCGCGAATAGTTCGCAATGTCCCGTCTTTTTTAGAAAATGTCACAATCACAATGTTCTTCCACAACATTCCGCAAACCCATGATCTAGTTGGCATATCTTATTCCTCTTCTTTTGGATACACCCCCAACCACATTTTGATGCGTGACCACAAGGAAAGTTGTTTGACTTCTTCTATCATGCGGTTAAGAATTAATTCTTGCATCATCTGTTTACCATTTCGTTCAATATTTTTGATAATTGATTTTGTTTTTTTTATATCTCGAACAATAATACCAAACATTTGAGTTTGTTTTCGAATCATATTGGCATACACTTTCGGATCTGAGAAGTGTGCCCGAAATGTGTCAAAATGCTCGACATCGTTATTTTGAATGGAAAATAAAGAAACAAGACAAGGAATGAAATTGGTTTCAGCACATTCTGTCCGTTTTCCATTCAAACAGAAATACTCAAAGTACATATGAGTGGGAGTGGGATAGAAAAAGATTCCATCATATTTTTGCGGAGTCATTTCTTTATCATCAACTACATTTATCATCAGAATTGATTTCCTGTTTTGTTTCGACATGAGTGTGAGCCTTTTCTTTATAGCGTCTGTAGCATTTTTTAGACAGCACGATGCGTTGATGAAACTGTCGCTCGCGCAATGACTTTGCTACAGGATTTCTCACAGTCCTACTCATCGTCGTCATCTTTCATTAAAGTTAGAAAACACACCATCATCAAAAAAAAGACAATTGCGTACATCGCAGAAAAGGATTTCATAATTTATTCTTAAGTATATCTTATTTAGACTGCACAGTCAAGTTTTTTAAATGATTCCTGTGAATTTTACAGGAAGTCCATTGATTATAGTATTGGGAAGAAAGTAGCGCATGTAATTGAAAAATATAATAATTTTCCCAATATGAACACTCTCCCCGTGAGCCACATAATTGAAGAATCTCACGGGTAAAATTGTTTTCACCTATTTTGCGAACATCTGCTCGCAACAGATCATTTGATCCCCAGTACGTTTGCCAATCTGATTGAATACGATGATGAATTTTTTTCTTTTTTTTCTTACCGTTTTTAAGAACAATTGTTTTAAATTTTGTTTTATTAAATTTTGTTAGTTTTTTGCCAATATATTTGCGATTATTCGTTAAATTAGTAATACAATAGACAAATCCGTATGCATCACCAACATGTGCCTCAGTAAATTCCTTTCCCTTATAGGTCCACGCCGTCGTCATCGTCATCAACAAATCCCATAAGATTAGGGGGATCATTGCTATGCTCTGCGATATATCCTCCGCAGAATACACAATATTCGAGCGATTCCTCAATTACCTGATCATCATAAATCACACGAAATTTGCCTTCACAATGTTCACAAACAATATCTTGAGTCATTTTATTTTAGATGTGATTTCAGCATCCAAGCATACTTGTCGTGGATGTTGATGCGTTCTTCTAAAAAATTAATGACACCTGCTTCTTTGATAGTCTCCGCTTCACCTCTGGCGCGATACAAACTTGCCCGAACTAAATCGTTAGCTGCTATGAGCCCCGCGATCATTTCGTGAGAATCATATATTGTAGAATCTTCCGTCACTTCTGAATTTTCCAGGAGTGCGAGAAGAGATACGGGAACATAGACTCCAAGTGCGCGAATGTGTTCGGCAATGGGATCTACTGCATTGTGAAGTTCCGTATAAAGTGTCCCGAAGAACTGATGAAGGGACGCAAACAACATTCCTTCTGCATTCCAATGTGCTACATGCGCCTTATAATACATCACAAACGTATTGGCTAAAACTTTTTTCATTTCTTCTATTAACATAAATTCACCTCAAATCAGATAGTTTAACACCTTTCCAATTAATAATTGTTGATTGGGGATATTCACTGAAATGAATAGCTTTATTTTCAAAAAGGTTATAATATAAAAGTAAATCCGAACATTTTTGTAAACCTTTAATATCTATATAGATAATGTCTGGCTTTTTATCTTGCGGAGGAAAATCAATTTCATATAGCAATCCCGCACTGTGAGGATATTCAATTTTACCATCATCCTTGCGATTTGTAAAACCATATATGGGGGAATATATAGCTAGATCTGGAATATAGTCATGATTGACATCATAGAGTTCAGCAAATAATCCGTTTGGTGCTATAAGAGTAGCAATAATTCGCGGTTCGCCATCTGGTTTTAGTGATTGAAAAATAGAACATTTTAATGTTTCGGTGCTCAAATGAGCATTTCCGATTGAAACAGATAATAACAATAACACACTCATCATTATACTAATGAGTAGTAGTTTCATAAAACTCCTTGAACATGTGAAAACTATAGAATATATTTATACAATTTAAGTTATGTAGTAGCCCACACATCTTCCCATGATCCACTGAGTGCACCTTTCGCATAATCGTTGCTGCGATTTTCAAAGAAATTGGTGTGGCCTGGAGCATTTACCATTCCCTCCACCCACGATAACGGATTCTTTTTCACTTTGAAGATGCCTTTCATACTCATTGAAATTAAGCGACGATCTGCTATATACCGAATGTACTGTTTGACTTCCTCAGCTGTTAAATTGGACATCGGACCCATCTTATAGGCAAGATCAATAAATTGATCCTCTAAGTCCACCATCTTTTCAGCAATCGTATAGATGCTAGATTTCAACTTATCATCCCAAATCTCTGGGTGTTCTTCAATGAAAATTCTAAACAATTTAATCATACTCTCACAGTGTTGCGTCTCGTCCACTATGCTCCACGAAATGATCTGCCCCATTCCTCGCATCAAGCCATGACGCGGAAAGTTGAGTAACATAATAAACGAGGAGAACAACTGTAATCCTTCTGTAAATGCTGAAAATGCTGCTATTTGCAAAGCCGTTGAATCTTTTGAGACTGCACGATCACTAATTTTCAGTAAATAATCGTGCTTGTTTTTCATTTCCTGATATTCTAGAAACTCGTTGTAGGTAGACTCTGGCATTCCTAACGTTTCAATTAAATGCGAATATGCTGCAATATGTACCGCTTCTCGCGCAGCAAATCCTAGCAGCATCATGCGCACTTCAGGTGCTTTGAAGTAGGTGAGATAGTGCTTGACATAACCTGATGCAACATCAATATCGCCCTGAGTAAAGAAACGAAAAATGTTGGTAAGAAAATATTTTTGTTCTGGAGTCAGTTTCTTTTTCCAATCAGACACATCTTCCAGCATCGGCACTTCGGTCATAATCCAGTGTGATTTTTCGTGTGCCAACCAAGAATCATATGCCCATGGATAGTGAAATGGGCGAAATGCATTTCGTTCATCTGTTAAGAGTAGTTTCTTTTTCGTCATCGAAGTTCCTCATCTAGCCATTTTTCTGCTGCCAGTGACATGATTTTCTGAAATGCGCGGTCTATCGCCGCATATTGCTCTGAGGTACATGTTAAATCTTTTTTCAAGAAATATAAATCCTGTAGTTCATCTTCATATTCTTCGTAAGAAATCGCATCATACTGTAACTTGGTTTCTAATTGAATTAATCTTTTAATTAATTTAGTTATCTGGCACGATGGGTCTTGATGTAACATATTGATTACAGCATCCATATATTTTCTCTTATGCTACGGATTTGATCTTAAAAATCATCCCTCACATGCCAAACAGGTATCTTCCCCCGATGCTAAGGCTTTTAAATCAATTTCTTCAATCACCTTACGTTCAATGCGTTTGGCAACTTTATCTGCCTTCGCGAGCTTTTCACTTCGGCAATAATATAGTGTTTTTAATCCTTGCGTCCAAGCGAGAAAATGAACTGCATGCAAATACTTAATATTGACATCAGGGCGAAAGAATAAATTAATAGACTGTGATTGATCAATGTGTTCCTGTCGGTCGGCTGCATGTTGAACGACCCATCGCTGATCAATTTCCATCGCAGTCTTAAACACTAATTTAGTATTCTCATCTAAAAACTCTAGATGCTGAACAGAGCCGTCATTCGCAATAATGGAAGACCACACTTCATCATACCATCCCTCTTTGTGTTTCTCAATTTCTTTTTTTAAAATCACATCAAGATATCGATTCTTGTTCAAATACATCCCTGAGAGAGTATCCTGCCGATATGCATTCGCACGAAATGGTTCTACACTGGGTGACGTATTACCCATGATAATAGAACTGGAGGCATTGGGTGCCACTGCTATCATATGAGAGAACCGACGCCCCGTATTCACAGCATCAGGTGCTTCACCCCGCTCTTTTCCTAAACGCAGATTCGCTTCGTCCAACTGTTTACGAATGTGTTTGAACATATTTTTGTTCAGAGAGGTGGCAGCCGCAGACTCCCACGGAACATTCTTCTGCTGAAGATAGGCATGAAACCCCAAGGCACCGATTCCAATACTACGTTCGCGTGTTGCCGAATACTTTGCGCGTTCAATTTCTTTGGGTGCATTGTCAATGAAATATTGTAACACATTATCTAACATTTCAGCAATATCTGATAGAAAGTCTGTGTTTTTCTTCCAATCATCATAATATTCCAGATTGACAGAGGAAAGACAACACACCGCCGTGCGATCTTTGTCAGTAGGTAGAATGATTTCTGAACACAAATTGGATTGCTTGATACTCAATCCCAGCTTCTTCTGCCACTCAGGCAACTGCTTGTTAGAAGTATCAATAAAATGCAAATAGGGTTCGCCTGTCTGCATACGAATCTCCATAATCCGTTGCCACAAGTCTTTAGCTGAGACAGTATCGCGCACTGTACCCGAATGCGGGTCTTTCAATTCCCACGCATCAGAAGCGACTGGATCTACCATGCATGTTTCAATAATTTTCATAAATGCATCAGACACATTAATGCCATGATGTAGATTCTGACATCGCATGTTCGGATCACCCGTTGGCTTTCTCATTTCTAAAAACATCAGAATGTCTGGATGAGAGATGTCTAGATAGGTAGCATAACTTCCGCGTCGAGTGCGTCCCTGCCGATACGCAAGACAAGAAGAATCATAAATGCGTAAATGCGGCATGATGCCGACGGACTTGTTATCGGTCGAACGAATGCCAATTCCAATACCAACACCACCACCCAACATGGATAACCAATTGACTTCGGATAATGTATCTACTAACCCCTCAGCGGTGTCAGCTAGATATGGCAAATAACAACTGATTGGCAACTGTCGTTTTCGTGCTGCAAAAGATAAAATTGGTGTCGCATAACTCAACCAGTGCTTAGACGCATACTCATAGAGACGTTGCGCGTGGTCAGGATTACTGCCGAATTGTTTCGAAACAAATGCGAACCGATCTTGTGGTGAACATTCCTCTTCAGTCATATAAGATTCTTTGAGTCGTTTGATGCCGAGTTCATCAAACAATGCATCACGGGTATAGTCAACAACAACGGTCTGGTTGGTCATGGTGTTAGTCCTGTTCTAGTGCTTGCGTAATGGTTGGAAATTCTTGTTGGAGGATTGTCCAACAGGCTTCTGCAATTTCTTGATGTTCCAGTTGCGTTCCGTTCTTTCGTCGCAAGTCGCAATAATGAATCCAGCTTCGAATGGTTCCTGCCATATAGAGTCGGCTCATCGTGCAACCTTCTGGCAAAACTGCTCGCGCTTGTTCTTTCGCAATTCCGTTTCTAATTGCCCACTCGTAAGTTGTTTGGGCTCTTAGAATTACCCCCTGTTGTCGCACCTCCCATTCTTGTTTAAGCGCGCTATCGGTCGTGATGAAACTATTCTGACGATTCTTCATATCTTGAAGCCGTGCGTCCTTCATAATAAACTTTAAATCTTTTGTCGGATCAGCATAACGTTGAGAAAATTCTTGAAATGAGAAAGATCGATGCCGCAAAATTTGTCGCGCAATATCACGTGTGGTGTTAATCTCTAGCGTCAAACTCACCATTTCAAGTGGACTCCAATGTTTGTTCTTGAGAAGGTACCGAATCAATTTAGGTCCAGTGTCCATGTTTGCTTGATTGGCAGGATTCGACACGCGAGCGCAATATGCAATTAAATCCTCTGCCGTCTTGACACCATCAATTTTAGGAGTTGAGACGGCGATGAGTTTGACGGGTTGTTCTGTTGTCATATTACATCTTCTTCCAAAACGCGAGTTTTGTTTTCGCGGCAAGTCCTGATGCGGAGTCGCGATAAATTGCTTGTGTTAGTTCTTCACTGGTGTGCCCATTCAGAATCATTTCATTGATATCCTTTCCACGAATCGTCTCAGACCAGAACATCACTCGGTATCCCCCATGAATAGCTTTACGCATCATCTCTACAATTTCTTTATTACGTCGTTCATTATCAAAGACCAAATATACATTGGGGTGATTGACTTGTGCGGCAACAGTCATCAAATTTACATCCCCCGATGCAATAGCATTTTCAAAGAATAGACTATCAAGTGGACCTTCTGTAATGATTAAGGGCTGATCGGATTTAATTCGTTCAAGCCCATATACCAACTTTTCTGTGT